GCCCCAAAACGTGGCGGCCCCCCCTTGACCCCCGATTGCGTCAAGAAATTTCGCGCGTAATCGTTATCCGAAACGCCTTTCCGAGCCCCAAAACCGCCCTCGCCGCTTAGCGGCCGGCGTTCGCGCTCACGGGCGATCGTGTGAGCGGGGCTGATGCCGCCGTCGATCGCTTTATGCATTCTGTATACCCTCCTTCTCGATATGCGTTACGCTCTGCCGGATGCCACCTACGTCCCGCATCGTTTCGCACGGCGAAGAGCCACCCGAGCAGCTACTGGCCAACCCCGCCAATTGGCGTAGCCATCCAGGCCGCCAGCGCGACGCCATCCGGGCCTCGCTCGATGAGGTCGGCTGGGTCCAGTCGATCATCGTCAACCGCACTACCGGACATGTCATCGACGGTCATCTGAGGATCGAAGAGGCTATCTCGGCTGGTGCGCCCGCCGTTCCCGTCGCGTATGTCGAGCTGTCCCTGGCCGAAGAACGCGCGGTCCTCGCGACATTCGACCCGATCGGCGCGATGGCTACTACCTCCAAAGAGCGCTTGGCAGAGCTGCTCGCTGATGTCATCGCCGATCCGAGTGACCTCGTGGCGTTCGTCCATCCTCTCGTGCCGAAGGCTGGTCTGACCGACCCCGACGCTGTGCCTGAGATCCCGAAAGAGTCGTACGTCAAGCCCGGTGACCTGTGGCTACTCGGCGAGCACCGCCTGCTGTGTGGCGATGCGACGACGGAGCTAGGGCGTCTGATGGACGGCTCGCTGGCGTCGTGCGTCTGGACGGACCCGCCCTATGGCGTGGCCTACGTCGGCAAGACCAAGGACGCGCTGACCATCAGGAACGACGACGTCGGCGCTGACGCCCTGGTCCAGGCTGCGTTCGCGACTGCTCTCGAGGCCTGCGAGGGCGGGGCACCGTTCTACTGCACTGGACCGGCGGGGCCCCGCAGCCTGACGTTCCGCTTGGCCCTCATCGAGGCCGGCTGGTCGTTGCATCAGGAGCTGGTCTGGGCCAAGGACTCGATGGTGCTCGGCCACAGCGACTACCACTACAAGCACGAGCCCATCTTCTACGGCTATGCCCCCGGCAAGGGACGCAGCGGAAGGGGTAAGCACGAGGGCTCTCGCTGGTATGGCGACAACGCGCAGGTGTCGGTGCTCGCCTTCGACCGACCGAAGCGCTCCACCGAGCACCCCACCATGAAGCCGGTCGAGCTGATCGCGCGGTGCCTGACCAACTCGACGCCGCCCGGCGGCACGGTGCTCGACCCCTTCGTCGGCTCTGGCTCCACGCTCATCGCCGCCGAGCAGACCAGCCGTCGCTGCTACGCCATGGACATCGAACCCAGGTACGTCCAGGTGGCGATCGAGCGCTGGCAGACCTTCACCGGCAGGGAGGCGCTCCGTGGGTAGGCGCGGTCCGCTTCCACGGTCCGACGCTGCGAAGCTGACCATCGGCGCTAAGCCGTCATCCCTGCTGGGCGACCCTCCGGACGTCAAGCCGGGCCGGCCGCGAATGCCCGGCGATATGTCGACCCGCGCCAAGGCGGTGTGGGCCCAAGTCATCCGCGACATGCCGACGGAGATGATCGGCAGGCTCGACGCGGCTACGTTGCGCATCTTCTGCGAGTCACTCTGGCGGTACGAGCAGGCGTCGGTGGCACTCGACGGGAGTGGCCTGCTCCTCGAAGGCCCTCGAGGCGCGCCTATCAAAAACCCGTTGAACCAGGTCGTTCGGGAGCAAGCCGAGCTCGTCAGGACGATGGCGCGCGAGCTTGGCCTGACGCCAGCCGCGCGCGCCGCGCTGCTTGCCACTAAGCCGCCGGAGGAGCCGACGTCCATCGACGATGATATCGGGCTGCCAGGTCGGTTCCGCGTCATCCCAGGTCCGTGGGCCGACGAGGCGCTCGTCTAGTCGTCGACACCGCCGCCGGCGATCGTTTCGCGGCATTCCTCGAGCGCTACATCGTCCATACCAAGGGCCGCTGGGCGCGCCAACCGTTCGTCCTCGAAGATTGGCAACGTCAGTTTTGGGATGAGGCGCTCTCTGAAGACCCCGAGACCGGCCTGCGCGTCTACAGCGAAGTCGGGCTCGGCATCCCGCGGAAGAACGGGAAGTCCATGATGGCCGCCGGCGCGGCTCACTATTTCCTGGTCGGCGACGGCGAAGACGAACCCGAGGTCTACGTCGCGGCGGCAGCTCGGCATCAGGCCGGGATCGTACTCGGTCAGAGCCGCCGGATCGGTTTGACGTCGCCGAGGCTCAGGCCCCACGTCCACGTCGGCGCGCATATCATCACGTGTCCCGCGAATGGCGGCATCCTCCGCGGTCTGTCGGCCGACGCTGCACTCCAGCACGGGCTGAACCCGTCCGCGAACATCATCGACGAGTTGCACGCGCACAAGAGCGGCGACCTCTTCACGGCGTTGACGACTGGGACCGGCGCGCGCGTCAGTCCGTTCACGCTGTGGATCACGACGGCAGGCGCGGGTGGTGGAGGCATCCTCGACGATATCCTCGACGGGGCCTGGAAGACCGGCGTGGGAGAGACCGAAGAGCTTGCCGATGGCTTCCTTCGGATCTACAGGGACCGTCCGGCTGGCGTCTTGATCTACTGGTACTCCGCCCCGCAGGGCACCGACCCGGCTGATCCCGAAGTCTGGGCGGCGGCCAATCCCGCGTCCTGGCTCCAAGACGGTTCGGTCCTGGGTAAGGCGCACGCACGGATGACGACTCGCGGCGCTAGTGCCGAGTTCCGCACGTTCCATCTGAACCAGCGCCTTCCGACAGCGAGCCCGTGGATGGCGGAGAAGACCTGGGCGGCTGGTGCTGGCGCGGCGACCCTCTCCGAGTCGGTGCGCTCATATGCCGTAGCGCGCGTCTCCCACGACCACCGAAGCGCCGCTATCGCGATCGCGCAGAAAGACTCGAAGACCGGCCGCGTTCGCGTGCGCGTCACGACCTATCCGGCACATGCTCTCGCCGAGGGTGAGACATTGTCGCTAGACGCTATCGAGGCGGAGCTGATCGCGTTACGCGCCGTATATCCGGCGAAGGTCGTCTCGCTCGTGCGGTACCGCTCAGGCGCGCATCAGTACCATCGTGCCGTGCCTGGGCCAGAGCTCGGGCTACACGGAGCCTTCACCGAAGCGACTCGCCAGCGTCTCTCCGAGCGGGGCGCCGCCGTCATCGACTTACCGTCGAGCACCGCGAGGCTCACGCCGGCCGCCGAGTCGGTCGCGAGTCTCTTGGGCGAGAGCTTGTTGGAGCATGACGGTGGGACCGAGCTCGCTTATCAGATGTCAAGGCTGACGGCGAAGGCCGACCCTCGCGGATGGCGTATCAATTGGCTGAGCGGCGCCGATGTCAGCGCGGCCCAGGCGTTGCTGCTAGCTGTCGACCGTGCCCTCCACGCCGAGAAGCCGTCAGGGAAACGTATGCGGGCGCTGTAGCTTGGTCGGACGTACGCTGTAAGCGGAACTTTATCCAGCGGGATTTTGTTCCTCAGCGTCGGCGGCCTAACTGGTAATATAGATAGCGATGACGCTCGAGCAGGCGAAGACGACCCCACTAGGCGCGGCCTTCTTCGCGAGTGACCGTGCGGATAGGCCGGCCGCGATGCTGCCATCACCGACAGCTTCCGAGCAGGGCCTGGAGCCTGGCTCGTCTCAGTGGTGGATCGCACGATTGATGGGCCGGCTTCGGCACCGCAACTCTGCTGTCGCGGTGTGGCGCTCTTATTTCGAAGGCACCTGGGATACCTCCCGGCTGACGAACCAAGCGTTCCGCGACACCTTCGGGTCCGACCATATGCGCCTGCGGGCGAACCTGAGCAAAACGGTCGTGACATCCGTCGAGCATCGGCTCAACGTCTTGGGGTTCTCTTCGCTTGACGACCCTGCGGTAGCCGACATGGCCTGGGAATACTGGCGAGCGAATGAGCTTGACGATGAGTCGAGCTCGGCTCACCTAGATATGCTCGTCACAGGCGCTTGTCCCATCTTCGTGGATGCGCCGACTCACGCGGGTGGCGCGCCGTTCATCCACCGCGAGTTGGCCGAGAACGTCATGGTAGAACCGCCGGTCTCGCTGAGGCCGAACCAGCGCGGCCTGGGCTCGCCTGCAGCCATCCACACGTGGATAGAGGATGACACCCACCGTTATGTCGTCCTGATGACGCCGCAGCGCATCGAATGGTATCGGTCGGAGCAACAGGAGTCGCTGCACGGCCAGAGCGAAATGGTGTATCGGCCCTATGAGGGAGACCCGTCGGTCACGTCCGACCGAGGCGGATACCAGATCGACAACCCTCTGGGCGAGATCCCGATCGTGATGTTGAAGAACACGCCGCGCCGGACATCGGACGGGCTCGGGGTCGCTGAGCACGCCGGCATCGAGGGTCTGATCGACGGCTATACGAAGACGATGCAGGATATCGCTGTCGTCAGCGATCACGCCGGCTACCCGCAGCGCTACGCGACCGGCATCAGCCTGGACGATGAGGCGGTCGAGATGTCGGACAGCGGCGAGCCAGCTGAGGCCGCCGCATCGGCGCTCATCGGAGGAGCGAACCGGCTGATCGGCTTCGAGAACCCGGAAACGACGGTGGGCCAGTTTGCCGCGGCTGAGCTGGGCGGCTTCATCAGCGTCCTGAACCAGTACCGCGCCGATATCGCGGCCGATACCTCGACGCCACCGCGGCTCCTGGTCCCGCCACCGACTTCGGTCGGTTACTCCGGGGAGGCGATGCGCGTATCAGATTATGAGCTGACGGCCAAGGTACTTCGCAAACAGGCGAGCGCTGGC